ACGACCGTAAAGCCCATGCCCTCAAGGTTCTGTACCATCTGAACCGCTCCCCAACGGTCGAAGGCGATCTCTCTGATGTTGTAGCGTTCGCCCAGCCGCTCTATGAATTTCTCGATGTAGCCGTAGTGAACGACATTGCCCTCCGTGGTATGTAGGTATCCCTGCCGTTCCCACACGTTATACGGAACATGGTCGCGGGCTACCCGCAGTTCCATGTTTTCTTCCGGTATCCAGAAGAACGGGAGGATGATGTATTTGTCCTCCTCGTCAAGAGGCGGGAACACGAGAACGAACGCCGTGATGTCCGTGGTGGAGGACAGGTCGAGACCGCCGTAGCAGACGCGGCCTTCCAGTTCATCCTCGACAACGGCGAAGGAGCAGGCGTCCCATTTCTCCATCGGCATCCATCTGACAGCCTGTTTTACCCATTGGTTGAGCCTTAGCTGACGGAAGGAGTTCTCCTCGGCGGGATTCTGCCTTGCCGATTCGCACGCCGCCTTGACCTTGTCGATGCCGACCGTGATGCCCAGAGACGGATTCGCTTTCTTCCACACCTTCGGATCAGTCCAGTCATCCGATTCCTCCGCGCCGTATATGACGGGATAGAAGGTGGGATCGATCTTCCTGCCTTCGAGGATGTCCTTTGCTTTCTGATGCGTCTCATAGCAGATACTGTGCGTATCCGTACCCGCCGTGGTGATCAGGAAGTAAAGCGGTTGCATCCTCGCGTCGCCGGAGCCCTTCGTCATAACATCAAACAGCTTTCGGTTGGGCTGGGTATGAAGCTCATCGAATACCACGCCGTGGATGTTGAAGCCGTGCTTGGAGTAGGCTTCAGCCGAAAGCACCTGATAGAAGCTGTTGGTCGGCTGGAACACGATGCGCTTGGTGGCGGTCAGTATCTTGACTCGCTTGGCAAGCGCGGGACACATCCGCACCATATCCGCAGCCACATCAAAAACGATGGCGGCCTGCTGTCTGTCGGCGGCGCATCCGTACACCTCGGCGCGTTCCTCGCCGTCACCGCAGCAAAGGAGCAGGGCGACAGCGGCGGCGAGTTCTGACTTGCCCATTTTCTTCGGTATCTCGATATAGGCGGTATTGAACTGCCGATAGCCGTTCGGCTTCATGATGCCGAAGATGTCCCGTATGATCTGCTCCTGCCAGTCGATCAGTTCAAAGGGCTTACCCGCCCATGTGCCTTTGGTGTGGCAGAGGCATTCGATGAAGGATACGGCATAATCAGCTTTGTCCTTGTCATAAACGGAGTCCTTCGCCTTGAACTTCGTCGGCTTGTATTTCTTCAGATGTCGCAAGACGTCACCTCCTCGTGGCATAAAAAACAGCCGCATTGCTGCGACCGTCAAAACTATCTGTACGAGAGACAGAGCCTTCCGGCCCGTCCCTTTTGTTATTTGCTTTTTGTGTTTACTGCTGCATCGCCCAGGCTATGGCGTGTCCGTCATCCTCGAACTCGACCTCGCTTGCCGCCCGCAGCCCGATGGTTCCTTCGCAGGTATGATCATCGTCAAGGAACTCGTAGGTTGCTCCGAAGTAGCAGGGCTTGTTCTGCCCGTTGTAGAAGTATCCCGCGATGACCACTTTGTCTCCGAATGTCAGCAGCTTGCTCCATCTGCATTCGAGGTCTTCCGGCGTGGTGGGGTTCGGCAGTCTGTAGGTTCTCATTGCATCGTTGATCGTCATGGACCTTGTCCTCCGTTTTCGGTGTTTTCCCTTTCGGTATGTACATATATCACTCTGAAAGCACATAATAGCAAGTCATTTCCGAGAATAAATGTACCAGAGTATCGCAGCGGGAATTGTGTACTTTACTCATCGCCGTAGAGGATGAAATGCACATATTCCTTGCGGTTCTCTTCGAGGAAGGTCACCAGTTCGTAGAAGTCGCGCTCATAAGCGAGGCGCTGCACCATGTTCACATCAAACATATTCGTAAGCCCCGTGTCTCGGATGGCGAGAATCTGCTCCTTAATCGTCTGCGTCATCGCTGCACACCTCCAGTCCCGATACCAGCTTGGTATAAATAGTGGTATAGCGTTCGCATTCCGAACCCTCCGTCCCGGCGATGGCCTGCAGGAAGAAATCGGCGGCATCCTTGCGGGAGTCCCACACCTTTTTCTCTCCGTAGCAGACGGTCGTGACCGTGGCGAGTTTCTTCACGATGTCCTCGCCGTAGACCACATTCAGACCGCTGCCGTTGTCCCAATGCATGAGGAGGGAACCCGTATCATCCACGCCCACGACCGTTCCTTTCGTGCCGGGAGCGGGAGCCTGCGCATCGTCCATCTTTACCAGTTCCACGCGGGTTCCGGCAGGATACTCGCTGCGTATGCGCTCGATGGTTTCTTTATTCGGAAATCTCATGATCCGCACCTCCGTTTCTGAATGCCGAGGAGCCCGTGAGGTTCTTCAGCAGGATTTTCCTGTCGGTCTTGTAGTCCGCTCCTATGAAGCCGAGGCGGAGGAGAAAGCAGCGGAATGCGTACTTCTCGTTATCGACCGCCTTTTCGGTCGCCGTCACCCTCGTGGCATTTTTCGCCATCTCGGAGAGCTTGCTGATGAAGTTGGTGTAGGCGCGTACCGCATCCGGCTCGGTCTCTGTGAACCAAGGGAAGGAAACCTTCTCGTCTGTCACCTCAATCGGAAGGGCGTCTGTGCCGATGGCTTTCTTGATGAGCGCCGCCTTGCTTTCGACAAGTCTTTTCAGGTTGTCGAGCGCGGCATCCGTGAAGAAGCTCCTCGGCATCTCGACCGTAAGGGCGTCCACGTCGGCCTGTTCTGCGGTTTCGGCAGCCTCGCCGGATTCTTCACCCTGCGCCTCGCATTCAAAGCCTGCGGCGGCGATTGCCTCAAGCACCTGCTCGACCTCCTCGCTGTCGGCGCGGTCGTCAAAGAGGAGCGTTCCGTCCTTGGTGACCGTGAAGTAGTCGATCTCGTAGTTGCAGGTCGGCATGAATTTGTATTCAGCCTTTGCCCCTGTGGTGTCCGAGATGACCTTGACCAGTTCCTTGCGCCTTGCGCCTGTTACGTTGTACTTTACCTGCATTGTGTTTACCTCCGTTTTCTGCTTGTTTTCTGTGCCTTTCGGCATGTATATACATCACTCTAAAGCCCCGGAATAGCAAGCAAATTACGGATTTTCCGCTGTAGAATAACCACCCGATTATGCGGTCGGAAACTGTGAGTAATACACAATGCCCGAAAGCACGAAATGGACGCACGGAAGGGCGACACCGTTGCCCCACAGCTTGTACTCAGCAGAGTCGGTGTGCGGCTCTTTGAGCCACTTGATGATCTGTGCATCCGTTTTCGGCTTCGAGGAAGTCCCCATGACCTTGCGGTGCGTTTCAAACACCTCGCGCCAGAACGCCACGTCCTCATCGGTCGGCTCATCCGTTCCGAGATCATCGCACCACCAGTCGGGAAAGCCCTGGAGCCTCGCGCATTCCGTAGGCGTGAGCCTTCGTACTATATAGTAGGGTTCCTCCGATACGGTCGGCGGGTCCTTGTAATCCGTAGCGACCAGCGTGTTTGCCACATCTTCCTCCGCCTCGGTGTGGTAGGAGTTCTTGCTCGTGGTATATACGGGATGGGCGACAGCGCCCGGTCCTTTCGCTACCATCGTAGGCTCGACTTCTTCCTCGACTGCGATGCCGAACTGCGCGTTCTGTCCCATGTTATAGGTAGCGCGGTCGATGCCATAAGCGACACCATGCTGTTCGGTGGCGTTCAGCGTAAAGCCGACACCGTCCTCCGAGTAGCCACTGCCTTTGTGGGACGGTCTTGCGCCGTTGCCCTCCAGAGCCACGACTGCCATGCCGCCCTGGTTGCAGGTGGGATTGCCGCCGTTTCCGTCAAGCGTCCGCGAGGTATCAGCTTCATAAATCCCGCTGTGGGGATTGGAGGACTTCATGGCATTTGAGTCCTTGGAGCAAATACCGAACACGGTCGGAACGAAAAGCGTCTGGTCGTTATTGCATGACAGCGTGGCAGACTTATCATCCTGGATGAGCGGTCCCTTGCCGCCGCCTTCACATCCGCTGCGGATTTTGAGCGTTTTCGGCGTTTCCACCACGAAGGGCTGGTTATTGCCGCCCGTGCCGTAGGTCGACATGACCGTGGGAGCGACTTCAACGGGACCGGTATAACGGGTGTCCTGGCTGTGGTTCTCATAGACCGCAGCGGGAACAGTCCCGGCTCGGAGCGTCGGGGATGTTTCTTCCTCATATCCGATGGAGCGGCTCTTTGCCGAATGCTCCGTGCAGAAGCCCGCCGCACCCATCACTACGGGAGGATGCCCATGATCCTGTGCGCGGAGCGTTCCCGTCACATCCTCGGACACATCCATGCGGTCGCCGCCCTGGTCGTTCAAGCAGACAGCGCCTGTCTCTCCAAGGCTTTCTTCAGCAGAATCGGCAGTTCCTTGCCACGAGCGGAAGCCCTGCGGAGTATACCCAGACAAGCCTTCGGACTCAAATAGTATTTTTCCGGCACATTGACCTGCAAAATCTGCGACAAGGTAGATGCGTTTTCTGCGCTGGGGAACTCCCCAGTATTGAGCATCAAATACCCGCCATGCGACGGAGTAATCGTCTGCCACGATGCATCCTGCGCTTGGCCATTTCTTCGGTCGAGGAGTATCAGCTTCACTGTCTTTGACGCGGCAAATCTCATCGAGGACGGCTTTGAAGTCCTCGCCCTTGTTTGAACTGAATGCGCCTGGGACGTTTTCCCAGACGATGTATCTCGGATATTTTCCATCGGTTGCACACCTCATTTCCTTTACGATTCGGACGGCTTCATAAAAAAGCCCGGAGCGGTTTCCGTCCAGACCTTCACGCTTGCCCGCGATGCTCATGTCCTGGCATGGCGAACCGAAGGTGATGATGTCCACAGGCAGGAGTTCCGCGCCGTTCAATGCGGACACATCACCGTAATGTTTCATGAACGGCAGCCGTTTGGTGGTCACCCGAATAGGAAACGGCTCAATCTCCGATGCCCACAAGGGAGCGATGCCGGAAATCAAGCCGCCTAAAGGAAAACCGCCGGAGCCGTCAAAGAGGCTGCCGAGCGTCAATTTATTCTGTTCCATCGGGGAGTTCCACCTCCTTCACAAGGTCGGCGTAGGGTATCTG